GATAGTATATGATTATATTGCTATTATTGCTGACACCAACCCTGATCATAAGCCAATAGTTCTTAACAGGCTGACAGGATATGATAAGGAAGAAGTACAGGATAATATTAATGATGCAATTGCATTATTGGGGGAAGATTATAAGATATTAACAATAATCCGTAAACCATCAGATGCTGAATTAGGTCAAGCCATTAGGGTAGAAAAAGAACTTCAAGTGCGACACCCTTATAGGTAAAACCAACCACAATAAACAATCAAAAAGGAAATAACTATGAAAAAGAAAATTAAATTAACAGAAAAAATAACAACAGCGAATACTACATATTATGATATGTCAGTAAATGATCATACAGATATTATTATTAAGATGGAAGCATTATACAAATATAAACAGAATGATCCTACATTTACTAAACGATCAAGCAAATGGGGGTTTGCCCCACAGGATCAGAAGTGGAATAGCCAAAAAACATTTATAGAAGGGATATTGGAACAACATACAACTACTACTGGTATTAATCATAGAAAGAACTTTAGTGATAAACAGATTGAATTAGTTATTCAAGTAGTAAATGAGTTCAACCATTATATACACGAACCTGAATATGTTTTGAATTATGGGTTTAGTCCAAGACCAGATCCAAATACATATCACACCATCTTTGAGGAAATAAAATGAGACCAACAGGAAAAATATTAAATGAAATAACCAATCAAGATACACGCAAAACTACTAAAGTTATAGAAGCAAGTAGTGTATATGCAGTTTTATATGATAATAAAATATGTAATGTAAAAGTTGAAAACCCAATTTATTCACCAAGATATACACAAACGGTATATATGAATGAAGGTTCTGCGAATATGCAAGCAAATAAATTGAATAAAAGGTTTAACATTGATGCATTCAGTGTAAAAGAATTAGATATAAGTTAAAAAACCATCCCCCACGGTTTCCCCTTTCTACAACGGTAGTCAGGGGTTTTTTATTTTATACTAAATAAGTATTATGGAAAATCCCATAGATATAGCACTTATTTGGCAAATATTCATCACACTTGTTCTTATACCCGTTGGGTTTTTCGTAAAACGAATAATAGATGATCTAAAATCATTAGAAAATAGAATAACAACTTGCGAAGTAGATTTACCAAAAACTTATGTATTGAAAGAAGATTATAACAATACATTCAAGAGAATAGAAGAACAACTGGATCAAATATACCAGTTATTGCAGAATAAACAGGACAAATAATATATGTCAACAATTATTACAAGATTAGCAAAAGGGTCAGCATTATCACACGAAGAGTTGGATGCTAACTTCACAAACCTCAATACAGATAAAATAGAAGATATCACAACTTCTAATCTTAATGATCTAATAGACTTAAATGCACCTGCCCCAACAGATGGGCAATCATTAACTTGGGATAGTGCTACATCTAAATGGATAGCATCAACCGTATCAGGTGGAGGTGGTGGAGGTGCTGCTACTGGTGGTAATTTATTTGATAACTTCACATTAGATTATGATATGAATGCAGGTGATGTAGTTCATATATCAGGCGATGGAACAGTAGGTAAAGTAGGTAATCAAATACCAGTACCATCTGATAATCCAGGTAGAGGGGATGCTACTGGTGGTGATCCACCACTAGATAGTTTTGGATCTCAAATTTACTTTAGCGGTTCACGCATAGCAACGAAAGGTGATCTTATTGCATTTGGTCATCAAGGTAAAATGACAATGTTTGGGTTAAATGCAGATGGTACTGTTTGGGGTATAAGCACTCAAGGTGATGTGTACGATCCCAATTTAGAAGCAGCAGCATTAAGAGGATTACATATAGGTGATGCTAGTCATATTTTCTCGATCAATAAATTAAATGGATGGAGTAACACTGTAGGTACAGGTTGGTACCCAACAGCAAGAGTACAGAAAGTACCTTATTCCGATAATGGTTGGACAGGTGATGATAGTGGCCATTATACATTAGCGAATGTAGAAGCAGCAGGTATCAGTGCATATACGGATCCAGTATCATTAAGATTTATGGCAATATATAATGATAAAAATAGTAATGCTGTTTATATATCATATGGTAAATTCACACAGAACTCAATGACACCTACTTTTGGCCCTGCATTAGAAGTGAAGAACTCAGGATTATTACCAGATATACAATCAAATGGTGATCATATACAACCAATACTAACCTCAAATGGATCTTGGTTTATTTTATATAATCACCAATCATCAGGGCAAATTAGATTACAAAGATTATCAAATGATGATAATAACTGGACTGTATCAGTAGATGCAGGTGATCAAACAGCACTCCCATATCAAAAAGATATATTATCAGTAGTGCCAGATCCACATAACCCAGATCACTTCGTAATGGTTAATGGAAGGGATCAGGAATATCCTCAGACATTCTGTTCATACTTTAGTGTTATAAATGATACATACAATAGTACAGGAGGGACACCACTCTCCCAGTCGCATGCAGTAGGGGGGACTAGTAAAGGAACAGTCTATTTTGATCCTAATGATAATACAAAGATATTTGTAATGGGTAAAGATAGAACAACTATGGGCCAGGGCCATAGAGTAGCATTTAGTTTAACAATAGATAGAGTTACAAATACAATCACTAAAACAGGCGAAACAGTATTCAGTGAACTAGGTAGTTCATATAATACCGATTGGACTTATGTAGAAGCACATAATGGAATGATACTTGCCACAGAATCAATTGAGAACCAGAATTACCCAACAGTAAGACATTATACACATTCATCAACAACAACAACATCAAATATTAATGATGTTACACCTTATGGTATATTACAAGAAACAGGATTATTGGGTGAAACAAAACAAGTTAATTTATTAGGTTCATATTCAGATGTACATACTAATTTAACAGTAGATGCTGATTATTCAGTAGCACCAAATGGCACATTGGTACTATCAACAGATGGTAGTGCAGTACATTCAATTGGTAAAGCAATAACATCAACAGGTATATTACAAATAGATGCAGGTGATCAAGGTGGTGGTGGTGGAAGTACATTCACAGATGCAGTTACTATTGATGGTGCAGATCCAAGTACAACAATAACAGAATCCGACCCACACTTAAATATACGAATTAATGATTACCCTAACCACCCACTAGAGCATAAAGCAACAATATTCAAAGCATATCGTGATCATAATAATACTTGGAACTTAAACAATCCAAATATGAACCCATCATTAGAATTATGGATGCAATCAAATGCTATTAATGATTATAATAACAATGATTGGGGTTGGGGTGGTAGGAATAATGTTGGTTTAACACATACAGTAGTAGGTAATGATCAACAAGGTGACACTGTATATTCATATAATATAATGGAGGTAGATCCAGGATATGCCAGTCCTAATGATCAAACATTCGGTGGTGGTCGTATAATTTTCCCATTACCAATGATATCAATGCCATCAAGTTATACAGGTTGGTCAGATGGAAATAATAATGCATATTGGAATTTATTAATTGATAATGAATATACACCTGGGTTATACATATTGAATTTTGCACCATGGAATTCACCGCCAGGAGGTGATTTTACTATGCCATTATGTGATGGTACATATAATACTTGGATTGATAATGGGCCGTTTAGACCTGATAAATTAGGATTTAGTTCATATCAAGAGTTTCAATTTATAATGAAATTGGATATGGCATGGCCAAATGCAACAACCACAATTACAAATATGTTCCCTGATGCACACACAAACACATCAGTTTCCAATGTTAATACACCACCTAGTTGGGTTGATTTAGCAAATAACAGAGTAGTATTACCAACACCAGTAGGTAATCACTCGGTTTATGTAATTAAATACAGAACAATAGGTGATTTAATATTCAGAGAATTTGAAGCATTAGGAGTATAAAGGAAGTAAAATGAAGAAACAATTAACATTAAAAGACGCAAGTTTATCAACACCAATATTAACTCAATTAAATCAAATACCTGATAGAGTGACGGTTGTAGGTATAGATAACCTCAACATTACAATTGAAACAGACGAAGATACTTGGAATATGATGAATTGGGATAATAGCCCATCAATTACACAAATTACAGATATTAATTAAGGAGAAAGTAATGACAGCAGCAACGAATTATCTAGAAAACGAAGTACTAGATCATATATTAGGTGAAGGCACAAGAGATTTTGCCTCACCAACTAATTTACAAGTTGGTTTATTCACAGCAGTAGCAGATGGTGAAGCAGGCACAGTAACAGAAGTATCAGGAAATGGATATGCAAGAACAGATGTTACTTTTGGAGTATCAACAGGTGGATCAGCAACAAATACAGCAGATGTTACATTCCCTACTGCCACAGGTGGTGATTGGGGATTAGTTAATAATGCAGGTATCTATGACCAAGCAGGTAACTTATTATTTTATGGTGCATTAACAGTATCAAAAACAGTTACAGATGGTGATACATTCCAAATCAGTACTGGTTCATTGACTATTTCATTGGCGTAATAAATGGCATTAATATCAGGGGTACTAACAAATTATGTGGAAGATGGTTATCTTAATGAACAAGATGACTATATCACTAATGGTATCCTTAATGTTAATTTCACTATTGCTGCTGAATTAATACAATCAGCCTGGACACTACAAGGTGAATTAGATACTACTGCTAACTTCAGTTTAGAAGCATCACTTGAAATAGCACATCTTCTACATGAAGGTGAATTAACAACAACAGCAAACTTCAGTATTTCTACTGAACCAACTATTATTGTTTATGTTAATGGTGACTTGGATCTAAACACAACTACAAACACATCTATTACTGCTTCTAATAACATTATTGCATTATTAGATACAAGTACTAGCACAAGTTATGAATGTAGTATATACGGATTATTAACTACTGATATACCAATTGATATAACATCAAATATTACATTTGACCCAGTAGTAACAAAATCATCATCATTAGCAGCAGGAATGATAACGAATTGGTCTGCATTAGGTAGTCCTACATTATCAACACCTATTGATATAACTGCTGTCACATCATTTGATGCTACTGCTAATATGGATGCACAAACAGGCTTAGTACTAGATAATACATTCTTATCAACTATATTATCTTCTAATACTAAACAATTTGCATTAACTATATCTTCTGATTTTGATACTGATATTACAGGTGGTAATCAAATATCAACTGGTACTAATATATTATCATCATTTAGTTCAAGTATTAAAGCAGGTTATAGATTATATTCATTCTATGATCTACAAGTCCAATTTGGAATAGATGTAGTAAGTCGTGTAGAGGGATATAGTACCAGGTATCTAGTAATACCAGCGGATAATAGAAATATAATATTGCCAATAGATGATAGAGTAATAGAAGTACTAACAGAGAATAGAATATTAGAAATAGGATAAAACCATGACAGGATTTACAACAGATAGGATAGGGTCATATATAGAAAAAGACCCTGAAGCCACATTAGATTACACATTGGATTGGAGTAATTGGCTTAGTAATTCGGATAATATAGCATCAAGCACTTGGACCATACAAACATATTCAGGTGATAGTGATCCTGTTATTAAGACATCACAATCATTTGATGCAACTGATAGCACAACTACTATATGGTTATCAGGTGGTACTACAAGTAAGGATTATAAAATAACAAATACAATCACTACTACAAATAACTTAACTGATGAAAGGTATTTTAGAATTTTCTTAAAAGATAGGTCAGCATAATGACAAAGAAAGTAGTAGAACAAGTACATACTATCACTAAAAAAGGGTTATTAATTAAACCCCAAAATGCTAAAGGTAGTGATGAAGGTGTAGTTATATCACACGAAGAAGTGGCACAATTAGCCAAGTACTTCTGTCCTATTGTAGATATGGCAAAATACTTTGGAGTATCAAGAGATACTATACACAAGTTCTTCACTGATACAATTAAGAAAGCACAAATAGATGTAAAACAATCACTTCGTAGTAAACAAATTGAAATTGCACTTAAAGGTGATAAGACAATGCTTATATGGTTAGGTAAGAACTACTTGGATCAATCAGATACAGGTGTTAAAAATGATGATGCTAAACAACCATTACCATGGAGTGATGATGCTTAAAATAGTAGGCAATCAAACAAACCCAAGAACAATAGAGATAGAAAGTGAATTACAAAAATATAATATTCCATATAAAATCCAAGACCCAGAAGAGTTTTACAATGATACGAAAATATCTATTGTCTATACTCCCAGTATCTTTAGTGCTGACAACACTTATATTGGTTGGCATATTAACAATGTCATGGATGTCAAATGCCCCTAAGTGATTGGCAAAAAAATGTTGATGAATCAAATGCACGATTTAAGGTAATCGTTGCAGGTCGTCGTGCTGGCAAAACATATCTTGCAATGCGAGAATTAGCCAAATATGCAAGATTCCCAAATCAACAAGTTTTCTATGTAGCACCTACTTTCAGACAAGCCAAACAAACAGTATGGACACCACTTAAAAATAAGTTAAGAGAATTAAATTGGATTGATCAAATTAATGAATCAGAACTGAATATCACATTAGTAAATGGAAGTACTATTGGAATTAAAGGGGCTAATAACTTTGATTCACTTCGTGGTGTTGGATTGAATTATCTTATTATGGATGAGTTCTCATACACTAAACAAGAAGCATTTACAGAAGTATTAAGACCAACATTATCTGATACTGGTGGTAGTGCTATGTTTATTACCACACCAGCAGGTAAAGGTAATTGGTCTTATGATATGTTCCAAAAAGGACAAATTAAGGATGATAAAGAATGGCAATCTTGGCAATATACTACATTAGATGGTGGCAGAGTATCAGAAGAAGAAATAGAACAAGCAAGGAAAGATTTAGATGAAAGAACATTCAGACAAGAATATGAAGCATCTTTTGAAACATATGCTGGACAAATATATTATGCCTTTGATACTAATAATAATGTTGTACCTTATCGTGATAATCCCGATGATCTAAAAACAATTTATATTGCGGCCGACTTTAATATAAGTCCCATTACAGCATCAATATCTGCTAAAACAGATTTTGGATTACACTTCTTTGATGAAATACAAATATACTCATCTAATACAGATGAATTGGTTCAAGAAATAAAAAATAGATATCCATATCAAAGAGTACATATATTCCCTGATCCAGCGGGAGTGCAAAGAAGAACATCAGCAGGTGGAAGAACAGATATTAGCATATTAGAAAATGCAGGATTCACAGTAAGATATAGAAGACGTCATCCAGCAGTAAGGGATAGAATAAATGCAGTTAATTCAGCAATACATTCAGGTAAGATATTATTTGATCCTAAATGTAAAAATGTTATTAATGGATTACAAAAACAAACATATAAAGAAGGTACACAAATACCTGATAAAGATTCAGGCTATGACCACTTCAATGATGGTGTAGGCTATAAAGTAGAATACTTGTTCCCAATTAAGAAAGAACAACCAGAATTCGATGAGACATCAACCTGGGGAGTAGGTACACTATAAAGTGCTAAATACGAAATAGGAAAGAATTATGACATATACAAATACATCATTAGAACAACAACATCCAATCTATAAACAACAATTATCAGATTGGCAATTCTATATGGATTCATACTCTGGCGGCGAGACATACAAAAGCAAGAACTACCTAACAAGGTATAAGTTTGAAACTGATACTGCATATACTGCAAGAATTAAACAAACACCACTTGATAATCATTGTGCATCTATTGTACAAATATATAGTTCATTTATATATACGGAATTACCAACAAGGTTATTTGAAACATTAGAGAATGATCCTATATTACTTGATTTATTAGAAGATGCAGATAGAGATGGTCGTTCATGGGATCAATTCATTAAACAAGCATCTATATTAGCATCTGTTTATGGTCATACTTGGATAGTAGTTGATAGACCTAATGTACAAGTGAATACAAGACAAGAGGAAATAGAAAATGGAATTAGACCTTATGTCTCTCTTATTACCCCTCCTAATATTACAGATTGGAAGTATACTCGTTTGGATAATGGTTCATATGAATTAGAGATGTTAAAAGTAATAACTCATAAAGATTCAGATAGCACTACATATAAAATCTATTATAAAGATAGAACAGATACAGTAACAGTACGAGGTGAAAGTGTCACAACAGAAACAGTAGATAACCCATATAATCAAATCACTGCTGTACCATTATATGCACAAAGAAGTTTAACACCAGGTGTAGGTATCAGTGATATTGGTGATATAGCAGATATGCAAAGGGCTATCTTTGATGAGAATAGTGAAATAGAACAAATTATTAGATTATCAAGTCATCCATCACTAGCAAAAACCGCACATACTCGTGCTGGTTCAGGTGCAGGTGCAATTGTAGAAATGCCAGAAGATTTAGATCCTGGGTTAAAACCATATCTATTACAACCATCTAGTCAATCATTAGATAGTATTCGTGCTGCTATTGTAGATAAAGTAGAAGCCATTAATCGTATGGCAAATGTAGGTGCAGTTCGTGCTATTGAAAGTAAGACTTTATCGGGGGTAGCAATGGAGACTGAGTTCAGATTACTTAATTCAAGATTAGCAGAGAAAGCAGATAATTTAGAATTAGCAGAAGAACAAGTATTCCAAATAATAGCAATGATGCAAGGCACAACTTGGGAAGGTAAAATTGAATATCCAAATTCATTTAACACTCGTGACAAATATAACGACTTACAATTCTACCAACAAGCATTAGCATCAGGTATTGAAAGTGAATTATTTAAGAAAGAGTTACATAAGAAAATTGCTGAATTGTTATTTGATGAAGTAACAGATATCAATAATGAAATTGATAACACTACTACATTCACTGATGAAGGGTTAGTATGACATATGAAGAAAAGGTTGAAGAATTATATCAATCTTATCTAATAACCTTTGATAAGGCATTAAGTAGTATTCAAACTAAAGTAACTGCCTTATTATCTAACTATACAACAATAACACCTTCTGATGCTATCACTATTCAAACTGAAATAGATAGAATATATCAAGAAGAATATACACCAGTAGTTAATGAAACAGTTGAATCCTTTAATGAGGCTTGGTTATTATTATTAGCAATGCCTACTTTGAAAGATACTAAAATAGATAAACGAGTTCTGAATAATGTTCGTAAAAATGCTGTATCTCAATTTCAACAACAAGCCACATTAGTTAAAACAAAGTTAAATTCAACTATCTATAATGCATCAATAGTAGGATCATCAATAGCAAATACAATAGTAACATCAATTGATGTTATAAAAAGTAATATAGGAAACCCAAAGAATACTATAATTGATACATTCTATAAAAGCACTGCTACTATAGTGAAATATGTAAGTGATAAAGCAAGTATTAAGAAATGGAAATATGTAGGTCCATCTGATGAAAAGACAAGGGCTTTCTGTGAGAATCATGTAGGTAATGAATACACCAAGGAAGAACTAGTAAGCCAATGGACGGCAACTTGGAATGGTAAATCAGGCAGTGACCCCTTCATTGATAGAGGGGGTTATAACTGCCGTCATCATTTAGAACCTGTTAGTTAACTCCAGTAATCTCCCATGT